TCACGGTCCTCATGCTGGCCTCACGGTTTTCGGCGAAGGCGATGGCCTGATAGATCGCCCTCACGAACTTTCGCTGCGCATCGGCCGCGATCACCAGCGCGGTGATCGCCTCGATCGGTAGGTTCGCCTCGGCCGGGTATGCATCGGCGTCTATGGTCATTTCGGTCATGATGCGCAGGCACTCGCGCCCGGCCGGCGTGGAAAACGTATCGCGGAAGATGTTCGCCTCCCGCTTCATCGCCCTGGTCTGCTCGGCGCGCTGTTTTTGCAGCCCCTTGCCAGCGTCGTCGATCGCACCCCAGCCGGTATCTGTGTCGATGCCTATTGCCTTGCCGATCTCGGCAAGAAGGTTGGATACGCTCGGGTCGGCATCCAGCGCTCGCGTTTCGTCGTCGGGCGCAATGCCGTGTGGATTTTGCTGTTCTGTCACTTCGGCCTCTTTCCGGCGTCCTGTCTACGCCGCCTCCTGCTGCAATGCCCCGGCCGGCGGCGCCTGCCCGGCGGCGGCCGGCTGCTGGCCTGCCTGCTGCGCCTTGGCGATGATCGCCGCCACCACGCCCATGATCTTTTTCTTGTCGTTGTCGGCGCGGATGTATTTTTCCGACACGCCGAGCTTGCGGCCTATGTCGGCGAATATGTCCTCGACACGGCTGGTCAGCATGGTCATTTCCATGCCGCCCAGCGAAAGCTGGATCTGCAGCCACTCGACGATCGACGAAACGTCCTGCGCCTGCTGCATCTTGGCGATCGGCGACACGACTTCCACCTTCAGGAGCAACTGGTCGATCGTCAGGTTCGTCTTGATGAGCTTGCGCCTGTAGAGCACGTCGATGACGCGCTGGATCAGCGGCCGGATGATCTCGAGCACCAGGCGCGCATAAGCGCTGGAAAGATCGGCCGCGAGCCGCTTCATGCGCTCGACGATCTCGGTTGCCGATCGCACCGCGCCGCTGTCCGGCGGCAAGGTATCGTCGAGCATGATCTGCTTAACCGCCTCGCGCAGGTCTTGCAGGATGATGTTGGAAATGTCGAAGCGGCCGGGAACCTCGAGCCGCTGCAACGATGCGCCCATGTTGCCGCCGGTCGAGCCGACAGCCCACATGGCGCCGGGCTTCATCACTGCGGTTTTCGGGTTGAACACCCGGTCGTTCTTGTAGATCCAAAGGCCCAGGATGGCGAAGGCGGCGGCCTTGATGGTGAGTTCCGTCACCTTGTTGAGCGTCTTTGCCGTCGGCAGGCCCATCAGGCCGGGACCTCGGCCCATGGCCTCGCCGGGAACCTTGTAGAACCGGGGCGTCAGCCAGGGGCAGGTGTTTTCCTGCGTCTCGTAGATCGCGCCTTCCTCGCAGTGATCGGGGCGGAAGGCGTAGAATTTCCACTGGCCGGTGGCGGGATCGTATTCCGACGCCTGCAGGATCTTCACGTCGGTATCGGGGCTGTCGCTGATGATGCGGCGCAGCGTCTCCGATATCCTGATCTTGTCCTTCGGCCACAGGCCCTTGATGTCCTCGGCCTTGTAGGTCTTTTCCCAGTAAATGCCGTTAACGCGGCCATAACCGTCCTCGCGCAGCGCCAGCTCGCCGACGGGCACAGATACGAAGCGCAGCACGTCACGGTCGCTTTCCGGCATCAGCATCGCGCCCGTACCGCCGAACAGGTCGAGATACATTTCGCCGGCCGCGACCGCGAAGTCCGCGCCCTCGAGCACCGCCGAAACCTTGGCCGTGATGACGGCAAGATCCTGTTCGACGTCCTTTTTCGCGTCACCCTCAAGCTCGAGATACGGGCCGACCTTCAGTTCGAAGAAGCGCTGGAAGGCCGGCGTCACGTCCTGGCTCATGCGCCCGGCGAAACGGAAGGCGGCTTTCGAGGCGGTGCCGTCGAATATGCGGTCGACGCGGCCGGCGGTGGATGCCGCCGAGGTTCCGGCCGGCGCGCGGTAAGGCAGCACGAATTCGTACAATTCGTTGAGCACGGCCTTGTGCGCGCGGCAGGCCTCATAGGCGCGGGCGCTGTTCGTAGCGACGCGCTTCAGGCCGCGATTGCCGCTGTCCGGGGCCGGCTGCTGGGAAGTCTCGCCCGCCATCAACCGCCCAGCGTCGATTTCTTGTTGTCGTCGCGATAGGCCAGCGACTTGCGCAGCGTGGTGGCGCGCGCCGCCAGCGCGACCTTCTGGTCGGCCTCGGCGTTGGCGCGGTTCGCTTCCTGGACGCGGTCCTGCTGCGCCGCCTTTTCGGCAGCGCTCGGACCCTGCGGTCCCTGATTGGCGCCGAACAGTGCTCCAATTGCTTTCATGGCTACGTCCCTGCGAAACGGCGCCGAGCGTAACGGGCTGGCGAAAGTGTTGTCTTTTACGGCGCCGAAAAAAAAGCCGGGCGCAGCCAGGTGCGGCGATCGGTGGCGCCGAGCATGTCGCCGGTGGGTTCGAAGCCGGCCAGGGCTGCGAGGCGTTGGCCGGCGCGGTTTCCGTCACTGACCCGGCAGATGATCGCGCTTTCCGGGCAGACGGCGGCCGCGCTGTTGAGCAGGAAACGCAGGGCAGGGGCCTTCGGCTTCTCGGCTTCCGCCAGCATCAGCCAAGCCTCGAGCACCCCGGCGCGCAACGGATAAAGGCCGCAAATCGCCTGCCTTGTTCCGTCTGCCCACAACGTCCATGCCGGCCCGGCGAGGATCTGCACGCGGGCAACCTTCCACATGCGGTTGCCGGCAGCCGGATACATCGCGGCATAATCGACAAGGCTGGCCGGGGCGAAGTGCATCAATGGATACCATTCAGCCGCAGATTGCGCGAATGCTGCTTTTTTGCCGCTGCGCCCGTCTCAAGGAACTCGAGACGCTCGACTAGACCCGGAACGCTGACGCGCAGGAACTCAACCATCTGGCGGTAGTGCATGCCTCTGGCTATGGCGCAAGCACCTGTTTCGAGCTTTCCATCGTCGCAGCCTCCAGCGGCCATGTGCGAGGCAACATACAGCGGGCAGAAATGAACATCGGTGTGCGGGCACTTCGACACTAGCTCCTCCACACATCGAAATCGGTTTTCACCTGCACCATGCCGGCATGATCGTCATCGTCATCGTCGCTGAAGCGGCGACGATCACCGGCCGCGCCCTGCAACTCGCCGCGCTCGATGCCGGCAAGGCCGACAAGGTCCATGACGAGATATTGCAGCGCGTCGTGCGGGTTCGAATATTCGTTCTTTTCCGGCTTCGGGTCCGTGCCGGCCTCTGCGCCGCGGCGTTTCTTGTAGCGGTAGTGCGAGGCGAAACCCTTGCGCACCATCTTGGCGCGCCGGGAAACCACAAGGGCCGGCTGGCGCGGGCCGATCATGAAGCGCAGGAGCTGGCGCACGCCGTCCTGTCGCGGGTGCAATTCGTTCGTCTCGGCCGGCCAGATGACGATGTCCATCACCTGCATGACGGTCTGGAACATGGAAAAATCGTCGAACTCGGCATCGCCACCATCGAAGCCTCGCGGATCTCCGGTGGCGCGCTCGACGCGGTATCCGCGATATCGCGTGTCCAGCAGGATCTTGCATTCCCGCCCGAAGCCGGTTGGGCCAATGCGGCCGGGGCACAATTCGTCGAGGATGCGCAACTGGCCGCGCGGCGTCCACTGCGCCACGATCATGGCCGGGCCGCGCACGCCCTGGTCGAAGCCGAGCCGCAGCGGCAGGCCGGGGATCGGCTCGAGATCGGCATCGTCATCGCAATGGACGGTGTCGTCATAATCCGTGTACACCGGCTCGCCGTCGCGGGAGTAGCCTTTCAGGCCATCGACCATGCGCCGCACCCAGTCCTTGCGGTGCGAATTGAGCTGCGCCAGGCGCTCGTAATCCTCGCGGGTGTTGGTCGGGCTGCGGTTCTCGCCCTGGGCGCTGCGCCCGGACGGCAGCTTGTACAGCTTGTGCAGCGGCGGCCGCTCATCCTCGAAAGTCTTGTAGGTCCAGTTTTCCGGGTCGGCCGGGTTCATGTCGCCGGTCACCACGTTGTAGTATTTCGCATTCTCCGGTTCGAAGAAGCGGGCAGGGGGATAGCGGCGCTGCTGGACACGGCCGACGAGGTAGGTCAGGACCTCGCCGTTCTGCATGTCGGCCTCGCCCATGTTCGCTGTCGTCGGCTCGATGCCGCGCAGGGCCGCGTCGACGTCTTGCTCCTGGATCGCCTGGAAGATGATCTCGAAATACAGCAGGCCGCCGTCCGGCTGCTCGAAGGTGAGCTGGTGCGTGGCCTTGCGCCCTTCGCCTCCCGACCAGTTGCCGATGTCCGGCCCGAACCAGCTCCACCAGCTCTTGATCGTGGTGCCCCACAAATTCTGGTAGGTGTCGCGGATCTCGATATGGCGGAACAGGCGGTTGCCGGCATAGGGGCCGCGCGTGCATTTCGGCATCTGCGCCGCGATCGTCAGCTTGTCGAAGAAGTTGGTGCTGGTCTTGCCGGAACCGATCGGGCCGTGCAGGAAGCGTACGGCGTTGACGCGGTCGAGCAGGAAAGACCGCGAGATCGGCCCGGCCGGCTCGTAGGTGCGGATATCCATCCGCGCGATCTTCGCCTCGTGGTAGAGGCGCAGGACTTCGCTATCGGCCGTCATTTCGACTTCTCCGGAAATGTCGCAAGCTTCGGGCGCAGGCGGCCGGTGCGGGCCTTGCGCTCGATCTGCATCGGCACGCCGGCGCGCTGGGCGAAGACGCCGGCCAGGACCTCGCGCACCATGTTTGCGCCTGGCGCATCGACCGCCAGCATCATCAGCGCGGCATCCGCCAGGGCGGCGCGCATGTTGGCGACGGTCGGCGCGGGTGCGCCTGCCTCGAGCTTCGCGCGCTCCTTCGCCCGGTTGCGGCGGCGGGCGTCGGTGAAATACTCGCGGCGGCCGGCCGGCGTCAGGGCGGAGAAGCTTCCGGGCTTCGGCGCCGATCGCGACGACAGCCGGGTGTAAAGTTCCATCAAGGCGGCATCGCGGTTCATTTGGACGCGTCCAATACGATTTGCGCGATTTCACGACGGATCGCCCTCGGCACGCGGCCGACGATGTTCGCCCACAGGCTATCGGCGACCCACTCCCGGCCTGTGCGATCTTGCTGTTCAGAAACCCGTGCGGCCTCTTCCATTCCGGCCAGAAACGCGGTTAGGTATTCACCGCCGCGCTGCTTCGCGGTTTCCACCGCCGAACTCGTTTTAGCCACGGGCGCAGCCCTCCCCCAACCCCGGGGCGGCGGCATCCAGTTTCCATTTTCCCGCCAAGGCGGCCGACCTTTTGAGGCCGGAAAACCGCACGGGCTTCAGGAGAGGGGAAACGGAAAGCCGGTTTCGAGGATACCCCCGGGGCGCGCCGGCCAGGGCGATGACCACCCCCCTCCGGACGGAATGAGCACCAGGTGCGGCGCGCCGGAGTGGCAGGTTTTCGACCTGCCTCCGCAATGATGGATTGTCCTTTAAAAACATATACTTGGCCTATTCGTGAGACGCGTTGTCGTGAGACGATGCGTTTGCATCCTCGCTAAGTGATTGATTTTGCTCATGCTCGATGAGCCTGTCGCTCTCGGCGAAATTGGCGGCCACGACGCGCAGGTCGAGCCCTACGGCCTGCTCGCCGACCGGCCCGCCCATGTTGATCACCAGCATGCCGGCGTTCGCGCCTGCCAGCTGGATCGCGGTCGGCAGCTTCTGCTCGATGTACGGCGCGACGCTGTCGGCGCACTTGCGCCAATACTCGGCCGCCTCAAGCTTGGTGCAGACCAGCGTGGCGGCGATCACGTCGATCGGCGTCGCCACGATCTCGATCAGCTTGATGATCGGGTTTCCCCCCAGCCGCGCCGCGTAGTCGGCCAGGTCCTGGGTGCGGCGGTTGCGTGATCCCCTCGGCCTCCCCGGCCCGGCGCGCGGCGGTTCACGCCCTATCGGCACCCGCACCTCTCCGAAGACGCTCTGGCCGGGAAAGAGTTCGGGCTGCGCCGCGTCAGGATTTTCAGCGTCCGCCGCGCGCGCCTGGACAAGGTCATCCGCAGCCTTGTCGAGCTGTAGCGCATCGCGCAGGCCACCGTCAGTCTTACCGGCCATTATCGCCCCTATTGTTTATTCTGGAACCGTGGAACCGCGCTGGAACCGTTGTGCGGCAAGCCTCAACCCATTGAAAACACCTATCAATATATCTCTCTGGAACCGTGGAACCGTGGAACGTATGATATTCCGCGCGCGCGTGCGCGTGTATGTGTATAGGGAATATCCGGTTCCACGGTTCCACGGTTCCAGTTGCGAATTTAATCAATTCAATCAATGGCTTGCGACTGTCTCGCATCGGTTCCAGTCCGGTTCCACGGTTCCACCCACACCCGAACCGCGCGGAAATCTTTCCCTGACCATGATGGGCCGGGGTAAAGAGTGTTGTCTTTTGCGAGGCGCGGGTCGGGGCAAATGGCGGATTTCCGGCCTTTGCGGGGCGCGGGGCCGAAGGCAAAAGCGGTGTGGCCCTGCCGGGCCACTGGTCGTTTATGACCTGATACCAAGCAGGGGCGCCGCGCGGCCGCGCTGACGCTTGGCCGTGCTCACAGTCCAATCGTCGAGGTCGACCGCAGGAAATCATCATGACCGCGCATCGTCCTCTTTAACGATGATGTTCTGCAGCGGTATCGCCACGCCCTTGAACTTGGTGCCGTTGATGCGCGCGGAGCCGTCGCGCCATAAATCCACCGGCATCTGGCGCAGCGCGCCGCTCCATGACCCTGACATCAATTCGCCCTGCCATTTGCTGTCGCGGAAGATCTCGTGCAGCAGCGGGTGCTGGTTCGGGATCAGAAGCTCGTAATGCTCGGTTCGGTCCTTTGGCTTGAGGACCGTCAACCCGGTCTGCTCGAGCAGCTTGCGCGTGCCGCCGAAGCCGAGCGCGTCCTGGTCTTTCGGGTCGCTCTCCCAGAACTCGGTGAGCACGTCGCCGACCGTGTGCCTGGTGCCGCCGCGCCACGCCTCGATGCGCCGGGAAAGCAGGTGCGTGAGACAGGCGCGCCAGTTCTCGGTAGCGTCTTGGAACTCGGTAAGGTTCTCGACGGTAAGCACGTCGCGCCACGCCTCGAAGTTCTCGGCCGCCGGCCCGATCTCGAGCCCCAGCTCGATCGCGTCGACATCGATGACCATGTCGGCCGCGGCCATCAGCATGCCGAACGTGTCCTGGCCGCGCCCGTCATGGCCGCAGGAGGCGAGGAACTCGCGCCATGCGGTATAGGTGGCGTGCCAGCGCGGCCAGTTGTCGATGATGCGGCGGATGATCTTGCGGCCCAGCTCGGCAAGCTCCTCCTCGGGAATGATCGGCTTGACTGCGTCCTTCGGCTGCCGTTGCAGGCGCAGGATTGCCATGCGCGACAGATCCTGCGGCTCCATCGCCGGCTGGTTGATCGAGGAAAACCGGAAGGCGCTGCGCCCCTGGAACTGCGTGCCCTGGTGATTGTCACCGCCCCGGTGCATCGGCGCGCCGGAAAACGACAAGCGCATCAGCTCGACCACGCCCTTGGCCTTGCGGTTGTCGGCCTTGGCCTCGAACTCGTCGATCGCCACCGGCACGCAGTCGTATTTGAGCTGCTGGTAGATGCCGGCCGACGTCGTGTCGGCCGTCTGCACCAGCCACTCGCCCTGGAGCGCCTTGAGATCGTCGTGCAGCGCCGATTTGCCGGTGGCTTTGTCGCCCAGCGTGTAGATCGCCGGCCGGTAGGGAGCCGCGCCGCCCATATAGCCGACGGCGATGGATCCCATCAGCAGGATCGGGTCGAGCTTCGGCCGCACCCATTTCCATGTCTGGAAATGCGGGATCAGCCGAGCGGCCGGCCCGCGTTTCTGGATCATGGGTACGGGCCAAGGCTTCTCGATCGGCGCGCGGGTCGGATATACGCGGCCCTCGAGTTCGCCCAGGGGTTCCTCGCCTCGAGGCGTGAACAGGCGGTCGCCGCAATGCACGATCAGCTTGCCGTCGCGGCCGCGCCACATGCCTCGTCCGCGCACGCCGTTCAGCGGGTTCCAGGTCCCGCGCCGCGCGCAGGCGGCCATCAGCGCCTCGCGCGCGCGCTCCGGCCGCCAGCTGGTGATGACGTCGCGGACCGATTTCGGGAAAGCCCAGGTGAGCCACAAATGGCGGCCCATGAACAGCTCGTTGATGCCGGCTTGTCCAAGCTCGCTGCCTTTCAGCGCGCGCATCTGGCCGATCGTGTCGAGGAAATAGAAGATCCCGTCGTTCGTTCCGAGCGGAAGCACCGGACAGCCCGGAGGCAGGCCATACTGGTCCGGCTTCCATTCGCCCGGCCGGATGCCGTCGATCTGGCCGCCGGGCAGGGGGTCGTCATGGCCGATATTGCGCAGCTCGTCCGCGTCCAGCAGGTCGGCCGCTACGTCGTCGAGGCCGCCGCCCTCGATGACCCCGGCGGCTTCCATGGTCGCGCGCACGTCTTCCGGCAGGCCGTCGAGGCGGTCGGCGACGACGCGCAGGTCGGGCTGGCCACGCTTGCGGGGGCGTTCGGGGGGTGGCGGCGCAGAACCTGCGCCGCCTTCATTGTCACCGGCCATGCTGTTTCAGCTATTTTTTCTTCGTGGTTGGCTCGCCCAGCTGTTCGGGTTTGGGCTTCGCTGGCGGCTCGTCGGCCGGCGCCGGCGCCGGCGGAACCGC